TCTTTGTTAGTAAAGACTTGAGCCTCACTAAGACCAGCTACAGTAGTTACACCGTGGACACTAATATCTGCCTCATGGTCACTAATAGCTGTAGCCTGTAATGTACTTACTGGTTTATCAGCATCACTTGTGTTATCTACATTAGATACACTAGATGCATCAGCTTTTAAATCTAAAGCTGTCTGAGTGTCAGTACTTACTGGTTTATCAGCATCTGATACATTATCTACATTAGATATATCTGAATCAATAATGATAGTACCACTTGCATTAGGTACCGTAAGTGTTCTAGTTTGACCACTAGTTACACCACTAACTTCTAAAGCTACTTTCTTAGTATCATCACTATTATCAGCTACTCTAAATACAGCATCACTAAAGCTAGTAGGTGCTGCAATAGCATCAACGTATGCTTTAATAGATTGTTGACTTGCTATAGCTGTTGCACTGTCTGATGCTAAATCATCCTCATCTAATACCTTATCAATTCTTGTACTACCAGATAATTGAATACTCTTAACACTTAAGTTACCTCCAGAACTCCAATTATATCCAACATCACTTTGTATAAGTACCTGATCAACAGATAATTCAGAAGCAGGCAATACTCCACCCCTAGTTCTAGTAAGTTTAATAATATATTCATCATTTCCATCTTTAGCCCATAAAGGTATATCAGCTAAATCCCAAGAGATGTTACCATCATTACGCCAACCATTAGTGCCATCTGTAGGCGTGAATGTACCTAAAGTACCTACACCAGTAGAGTACTGAAATGTAAGTAACAAATCATGTGGATAATCCACAGCCTTATCCACAGCTATTAATGAATATTTAGTCATGTTACCAATAGTAAGTGTATCAAACCGCTCATTAAATACTGTAGTATTAATACCTACGTTAGTAATATCACCTAACTCATCAACACCTTGAACCGTACATGAACTCATAGGTATATTAGCAGTAGTAGCTTGAGCTATAGGGGCGACACCTGTACCCGAATGTACTGCGTATGTCTCCATATTACCAGTAGATGTAGTTACATGTATAGCGTTAAGTATACCACCATCTGTCGCATCAGAGTCATCTAGTGTAACATCTATAACATCAACGTGTCCATTAGCAGCTACTAGACCTGTAGTATATTCTACCTCTAAAGCATGTACACCAACGTAACCAGCACTATCAATTTCTACATGAGTTGCATATTGATCATCTGCTGTTGCTGTTGTAACTACATGTACATGTTCAGATGTTAATCTCTTAACACCAGTAATCTCATTATTATCACCAATAATCACTCCAGAGTTCTGTATAATCTTACCAGTGGTAGAATCAAATCTAGGTATTGCATTATCAGTACTACTAGCAGCACCATCTACTCTATCAGCTATATCACTAGTATTAGTAGCAATATCAACTGCACTAGCATCAACTCTTGCTATTAAATCAATATTATCTTGATTTAATACATCAATATTATCCCTAGTTTCTTGTTGTAAGTATATACTTTGATTCGCATCATTGTTTAAATCCTCTTCTGTTAAATTAGAACCATCTGCGAATGATACTAACTTCTGAGTTATATCTGAATCTCTAGTAATTACAACAACAGCCCCAGCATCAGGTGCAGAGTCAAACGTGACAACATTACCTGATGTAAGGGAGTAAGCTGTAAATAACTCACCATCGACTGTAACTGTTACATGTGATTCTTGTAAGTATGGTATAAAGGGAAATGATAAATTAGTTGCCTCTGCGTGTTGTGTATAGGTTCTTGTGGCTATAGCCATGTTTACCTCCTTATTTGTTTAAATTTTATTCTTCTGAAAAGTAGTTTATTAATTGAGCTACACCAAGTTGTCTCTGGTATGGTGAAAGCTTTAAAGCCTTTTTACCTGCTGATTTAACATCACCTTGTATGAGATCTGAAGTAGCTCCAATACCACCAGTAATTAACTGCCCTAGAGGTGCTGCTGCTAAATTACCAACATTTTTTCCTCGTCCAGTAAAACTAGATGGTGCAAATATAGGATCATAACCGAATAAGCTACCACCCACTGTGTCTGTTAGTGTATCAATACCACCAATCATTGAACTTCTAGATAGACCTACAGCCATAGCTTGTAAAGCACCATCATCAAACAAAGTTGACGCATCTGCCCCTAAACCATTACCTTTACCAGTACCACTAAGTTCTGCATTTATACTTAAAGCAAGTAGACCTGTTATCGAACTAACATACATTACGTTAGCTAGTTTAGCTACTTCTTGGTAATCACCACGTTGTATACCAATTGCGGCATTATTCATATGATAGCCGAATACTTTAGTTTTAGCATTTCTTGAAAATGATTGATACTGTGAAGCAATCTTACCTACTGTAGAATTCTGCCATAAAGCTGAAGTTACAGAATCAGGGTCAACCATGATGTGTGAGGATTGCATTACTATTGCATCAGCAAAATTATCAACTGCCTCTCTATCCCATGCTTTTAGATTAAGATTCATTAAATTACCATCTTTATCTAATTTAGCATGTTTGGTGTAATTACTTTTAACTAAATCATAACGTGCATTGGTAACAAGTTTACCAGTACCTTTATTATAAGAACCTAGACCTACATTCTCTAATGATCTATTAGATAAACCACCGCCACCAAAGATTAAAGGTATAAAGCCTTTATCCTCTTTACCAACAAAATGTTTACCTAATTTATTAGCTATAGCATTCATGGTTAACTTTCTGTGGAATGTCTCCATACCACCAAGTGTCCCTTGTGTTACTGTACCCATTTGATCTACATGTTTCTCTACCGCACCGGCAAGACCATCTTTAAAGACTCTCTCACCACCTGAAACACCCTTAGACGTAAAAGCCCAATCTTCTAAACCAATACCTGTAATACTAGATAGTGATTCAGTTAATTCTTGTTTATATCCTTTAGGGTTAGATTTCTTAATACCTCTTAGTACATTCTTAAACTCATTTACATAAGCTTTACCAGCATTATATAAACCAACTTCATTAATTGTACCACTAAGCTCTGCAATAGAGGCAATAGATACTCTCTGCATTAACCTCGCAAAGTTATATTTATTTGCTAACCTTACCACATCATGTGCATCCTGTTCTAATAGATCTGATCTACCAGCCATATTACCATGTTTAAATGATTTAAGATCTTGCTCCATAGAGTCTTTAACATTCTTTACTGCTCTTGCAGGATCTTGTACACCTGAATCAGCTAGTTTCTTCATTTCAAGCTCTATAGCATCATTTACCCAATCATCTAATTGGTCAATATCTTTAATACCATGCTCAGCTGCTGCTATTCTTGCTGACATTCTTTGATTATATCTCTTCTGAGTTACAATAAAGTTATCTTCCATCATATTAGCAAGTGTTCTTTCTGAGTTTGGTATGGTAACACTTAGGTCTATCATTGCTCTATTACCTAAATCACCAGCTTCATTAGCTGTCTTAGCTGTCTGAAGTCTCCTTATTTCATCTTTTAATGTACCCTTAGCTTCAACACCATCAGTCCTTTTAACTAACTTTTCTAAGAAATCTATGTAACCTTTTTGAGCTTCCATGTTCTTAGATATATCAGCATTCCGTATTCCAAATGTGAATTTCTTAGCCTGAGCCTTTAAAGCATCTTCTGAGAATTCTATGGCATTATCAGTTAATTTCTTAACCATACCAGCATATATCCCATCTTCTAAATCAACCTCTGGTATACCCCTAGCTTTATTGAAATCCCAAGCTGAATGGATAAAATCTTCAGATGATTCAAAATCAACACCCTCAACACCTTTACGTTTTAGTAGTTCATTTATCTCACTATTAAGTCTATTCCATTCAGTAGCAAAGTCATCTGCTATTCTAGCTATTTCTGGATCATTACTATACTTACTGGCAAAATCAGATTTACCTAATCTCAATCTCTCATTAAAAATAGGTTCAACAGTTCTCTCATAATGTTCAGCATCCATAAAGTTCTTTATATCTGTACCAACACCTGTCTTTTTAGTAGACTGTAGATGATCAAATAATTCATCACCCCTAGCTCTGTAGTTATTCATTAACTTACCACCAAAGATTTTAGCATATTTCTGTTGAGTCTGCCCTGCTCTCATTTGTGACATTCCTTGTCTACCAGCGCCATCTGAACCTATTAGATTATAAAAGCCAGCTACTAGTTCATTCTCACTAGATACTAAATTACCTTTATTTAATAGGTACTTTGATGTCACACTATTAGTATCTGCAATACCTTCTATCATGTTACTAATAGAATTATTAACATCTAACGGTGAAGTTTTCATAGATTGAGATACACTAGTCATAAATGTATTCATATTCAATCTTTTATTATTCCTTAACTCATCCACCTGTTTTCTTAGAACATTAGAGTAAGCCTTTTCACCCTGTACAGTAACTTCATCTCCTATGCGTGAACCATTTAAACCTAGAAAATCTCTCAGCTTTGTAGGATTATTCAGTGTATCATATGGTACATTAAACTCTTTAGCAATAGCTTTAATACTTAATTCAGGATTCATTGCTACTGATAGACCTTCATGTGTCCCATTAGCAATAGCTTTAAACTGTCTTGGTATAGATTTCTTAAGTTGTTTTAACTCTCTCAAAGCTCTAACCTTATCACCTTTAGCTAATTTAGCTATATCTGAACCTTTAGGAGATTCTTTGATAAGTTTCTTAGATCTGTTTATAGTATTAACTAAAGCATCATGATCACCTTTTAAAGCCTTTCTGATACTATTTGCTGCTTGAGCTTTAATCTCTATAAGATTATTAACCATCTTAACTGCATTAATATCATCAGCTTCTTTAGCAACTTGTTTAACTACTCTCTGAGCTTGTTCTATTGACATATTAATGAAACCAGCTTCATTATCTAGTATCTCACCAACACCTCTTCTTAAAGCTACATTATCCATGACCTTATTAACACCAGCACCTAGTACAATACCAGCTGAAAATGTATAAGGATTAAAGTCATAATCCTCAATCTGAGAAGCCCTAACAACTTCGCCTATACCTGCTTCGACAAATTCAGCACCAATTAATGATGTTGTCTGTTTCATAGCTGATATTGATTTAAATGTACCTTTAGTAGCTACAGCTAATCCACCAGCTGCAATTGCCCTGTTTAAAGGTGAGAATAGTACAGCCTCACCTAACATATTACCAACAAAGTTAACACCAGATAACACTGGGTGTTTCTCAGAATACTCAGTAATCTCTTGTTTACGTTGATTCCTCTCTTTCATCATCTGACTCACAGCTAAGAAATCATCTTCATTGTTAGCATTATTTACTACTAACTCCTCAATTTGTAAATTAGTTAAACCATCTATAGCTCTATTAAAGCTATCAGAATCTGCTTTTGGATTAAAATTGGGATCAACTTTATTAGTTGTTAAAGCATCTTTATATATCATATGCCCTACTAAACCAACTACTGATTCTTCAACTAGTTGTTGACCTAAATTTCTACCCATACCTGTAGTATCTAAACCACCCTTAGCATGTTCAACTGCTTTACCAGTAGTATCAGATACAAAATCAACTATAGTACTTGATGTAGGTTGACCTGCGTAGTTAGATACACCGCCAAGATTCTGCTGTTTAGTAGGTCTAATTGGGTAATCTGAAGTGTCATTAGATTCAATATTGTCTACATCTATATTAGCTTGAGCTTCAGACCATGCACCTGCCGGAGTCCTTGAATTAAGTTTTTTAACTTTACCGGCTTTTAAATTACCTTCAATACTATTAGGATTTTCTTTCTTTTCAGTAAGTTTTAATCCCAGAGCATCATCAAATAAATCTTTCATGATACCATCTGGTAATGGTGCATCTAATACTTTCTGTTTAAGTACTTCAGGTTCAGGTGTAGGCTCCTCTTGTCTAAAGGTATCCTCCTGTAAACTAAAGTCATTTAGAGAACCCCAATGTATAGCATCATCAAACTCCATACCATTATCCATTTCTTTTTTCATTTTACTAAAGATACCCTCTTCAGGGTTTAGTTTAGTACTATGCTTACCTATTCTCTCAAAATTAGGTTTTAATACACCATCTTTATTACTTGATTTATCTACATGTAAGTGGCTCGTAGATCTCTCATCACCTACTCTAAAACCAAATTCAGAAGCTGTTAAACCTAGTATTAGGTATTCTTTATGTGTGAGTTTATTACCTCTAATTCCAAAATCTAAGGCACCCTGTTGGTGATTACGTGATTTACCACCTGCTGTACCTGAAAGATCTTTACCTAACCTTTCAGTAGCTTTTGCTTGAAATGCTTCAAATTGTTTAATATTGGGTTTACTCATAAACCACCTCCTATAATCTGTTATTCAATAAATTCAAAGTCAAATTGACCTATCTGAAACTTCACAGTATCACCTGAACCTATTGCGTTTACTCTTTTACGTCTACTCACTATAGCATCCTCTATAGTCTCTTGTCTACTTTTATTCAACTTCTTATTAACTAATCTCTGTTTATCAGAAGGTAGTGCATTAATATAATCACTATAATCTTCATACTTAAACCTAGCATCAGTCACAATACGATCATCATAAGTTAATAAGTAATCTTTAGATATATTGAAGTCTGGTGACTTTCTCATACCTATCTTACTATTAACTCTAGACTCACCAAAGAACACCATGTTGTCCTCAGATATCCTTTTAGCTACATCAGCATTACCCCTAGCAAACATCTTTAAACCCTCTGGGTTCAAGTTTCTATGTTGTACAGGTATAGTTATCTCAGTACCATCAGGATTTTCATGCTGTGAGTGACCATTATTAAACTGTTCAACTGCTAATTTTGTAGCTACATCACCACTCATACCAGACCTCTCATTGACATAAGCATAGTGCTCCAGTAGCTCTAGATTCTGTCTACTACCCTGTAGCTCATCTATTGTCCAATCAGCGTCTGAGGCTGCATTTATTAAATCTTCTCTATTAACCATAGAACCAACCATAGGTCTTATATAGCCTCTAGAGTTTAGTTTAGAATAATCATTGGATATCATGTTTGTCTGTTCCTGCCTTTCTTGCTCTGTAAGTGAACTGTTATTCTGTATGTTTGCCATAGCTCTAACTTTACCTACCCTAGTAGCACCTAATAAGGTTGTTATAGACTGTCCAGTACCAAGAGAAGCTGCTGACATAGTTTGTAACGCTGCATTAGCTCTAACCCATTTCTGTGGATCATTACCTGCTGGTTTGTCAAACATTTGTGCTACTTTTTCAGGTATAGAACCACCTTCACGTACATATTTACCAAATTCATGTTGTTCACTTTCACCAGCTAATTGACTACTTACCTTATCTAAGCTAATATCAGGATCACCAGTTAGACCTAAGATATCGGTAAATGCTCTAGTGAATAGTGCTTCTTTATCTTTTTTTGGTAGTCCAATTGATTTATCAACACCACTAGTTAATTTAGATCTGTAATCATCTGATGATAGAACTAAGTCATTTTCAGTTTTAAATTGTTTTCTAAGTTTATGCTCATCCTGTGCTGTCAATTCTTTTCCACTAGCTTTGAATTCTTTCACTTTTTTATCTATGTCTACTTGTATACCTAAGTTAGTTGATGTGTACAACTGTTCTTTTAGTGAATTAACATTAGTATCATAGTTAAACTCATTAGCTTTTATACCTTTCTTCTGTGCAAATGCTGCTAACTTGTTATATTCTTCATCAGTATCATCAACACCCATTGTAGCTCTAAAATCCTTATCAAGCATCATATCTGCTATCCTAGAATTCTCAGGTTTACCTGTTTGAACCATCATACCTTTCAGTATAGCATCTCTAGCTTGTTTCCTTGTGAGAGACATATACTTCTCTCTGGCTTCATCAGATATGTTCAATTCTGTACTAGTAGGTACTTGGTGTGCTATTGTTGAATCATCAACTAATAAATCAATAGAAGCTGACATTGTGTGGTAATCTAATGTACCATCAGCATATTGTTGAGCTAAACCTGAAGCTTTTTCTGATGTAGCATCACTTACTTTCTGTACGTGTAGATTATCCCTGTCTGTCAACATTTGACCTAGTATCCTACCCTCTAAACCATCTATATCATCTTTTAATTGACTATTATACGGTTTATCTTTATATCTCTCCATGAACGAACTATTTATCTCTTTTATCTTACCTTGTAATTGTTCCTTACTAAGTGATTCAAGGTTAGCCATACTGGACATTTCTGCTCTTACAGACTGTTGGTATGCTGGTAACTCTTTACCACTCTCTAGTCTGTTTTTAGCATTTATATTATCTTGATATTTACCTACAATACCTACTGCTTGATTAGTTATACCGGCAAGCATTGAGATACTTTTAGCTGCCTGAGCAGCTTTAGCATTAGCGACATTATCAACACCTGTCTCATTAGTTTTCTCTGCTTGTTGTATTTGAGTTTGACTTAGCTGTGGTTTATTAAAAAACTTGCTTGCCATATTTATCTCCTATTAATATTATTACATTGCCCATGCAACTTGACCAACTGTGTCTATACCTGCTGATAACATTGCCATGTTCATATTAGACTCTACGGCATTGGAATTAAAACTCTCCATATCATCAATCTGTTTAGTTATTTGATCACTAGTCCTCATTAAACCCAGAAACTGTCTATCAGACTCCTTCTGAGCTATAGCATCTGATGTATTATGTGCCTTATCTACAGCACCTTGTAACTGTGCTGCCATTGCATCTTTAGTCCTACCGGATACACCTGAACCAATGAAAGCTTGTGAAAAAGCGTCTTGTGACTCTAGTTTACTTTCTTGTATAGTTACATCATTCTTCATCTTATTCTGTTGTATTCCTACATTATTATTATGTAAGTTCTGAGTACTTAGGTCAAATTGATCCTGCATCTGCTTTATACGTGCTTTATTCTGTGCTTTTATCCTCCTAGCTTCAGCGATACCTTTGTTGGCTTCCGACCAGCCGGCTACTAAAACTGAAGTTAATCCGAGTGCTGCTTTAGTTGATGCGCCCATGTTTACCTCCTTTGTGGGGGGAGGTTAACTCCCACCCTGTGTTACTAATTGTCCTTGCCATTCTAGACTTACTATCTGTAATGGTGTGAACGTATTCACTGTTGATATCTGTATTTCAATATCTTGAGATCTCCCATTTACAGGGAATCTTGCATCTCTTGTACTTACTGGTTCTCTACCAATAACTATATTACCTAATAACTCAGGTATGAAACTATGAGAATATACAGACCTTCTTTTTCTATTTACTAGTATTTTAAACCTACCACTATAACCTAATGTAATAGACATTCTTCTTAGCATTAGTAGTGCATAGCCAATTTTAGTTGGTGGTTGACCTTTACCGCCACCAGATTTAGGTATAATCTCACTTAGTGTCACTGTGGACACAAAGGGGTTACCTTGTACACTATCTGCCGCACCAATTGGTACTAACTTACCAAGTACTGTAGATACAGATAAAGTATCTGATAATTTAGCAGCTAACGTAGTGTTAGATGTGTAGTAGTCTAAGTAAGGTACATAACCAATCTGTGTTAGTGTATCTTCTGTTATCTCAGCAGGACTCAATGATAACGTACCATATAGAGTCTGAGTATTAGTTGTATCTTCAAATACAATCTTTAAGGTATCACCATTAGGGTACATATATTTAATATCATACTTAAATGTCCATTTATGCCAAGCATTTTGAAGCACTACACCTTCACTAACAAATGTATTCTGTACATATATTGTTTTCCTATCAGTATTTGTACGTGTAAGAAATATATCGTTAGTAAATAGACTCTGTATTACCTCACCTCTAATGAACTTTTCACAATGTTTTGTCACTGGGTTATCAGCATAGCCTACACCTGATTCAGTATCTTGTTGAAAAGATTTAATAGTAGTGAAACTACCTTGTTTAATAGGGAAGTACATAGCTCTACGTACTGGTAGAGGTACATTATTACCTAAATCGAATGAAGATACCTGTGCAAATATAGCACTTGATATGTCTAAATTCTGAGGCATTGATAGAATACTCTGAGACAACCCAGTGTTAATTATGATACTGTTATCAATAGTGAATATATTATCTATCTTTCTATAACCTAGTTTACTAGAATCTAACTCTAAATCAACAACATCACCAATCAATAGGCTAGATGTAGTTGTTCTATATAGATTATAATGATCATCAATTACACTAAATACTAATGTACTTTCTGAAGCAAAACCTAATCTTGAGTTGAATATTATCATATCCTTTATCTTACTACCTACAATTGTAGGTGCTGGGTTACTTAAATTATCACCAGCCGAAGGAGCTTGGAAAGTAGAGTGAGATACTGTTATAGTAGCTACACCATCTTTAGTTATTGTTATAGGCATCGTCTCATTATTTAAAGTATCAATATAGCCATCATTAACTTCTACCCAAGCATCAAATTCAGCTGAGTATTGTAGGTAGTATGTAGTTAAATCCTCATTAACACTTGGATTAACTCTAACTAAGAAATTAGATGTACCCTCAGGTGTTAAAGCATCTGCTACCCCAGTACTTATCTTAGGTGGCAGTTCAGAGGGATCTAGTACAGTCTTAGTGTTATCTAATGTAGCCTCTGTTATTGTATGTATATTATCACCATAATCACATTCTACCTCTAGATAATCCATATCATTATCCCTAACTATAACTGTGTTATTCTCTTGGTGGAAGGTTGCTGATGATGATACACCATTGGCTTCCATATCTACAACTAATGCTGCTATAATGGCTTTAGGTGTGTCTGTACTACTAGCTGTGTGGCTAGCTACTTCTGTTCTTGTACCTGCTACATCAAAGTGAAATACTTTATATGTTGCTGAGTTAATAGCTGTTGTAACCCATACTAAACTCCTAGACCACACTGATGTAGATGCTACAGGTGACGTATTTAATGCCACTGTAATCCCTCTATTTAATATAATTAAACTATCATTAGTCTCTACAGCTGTTATATCATTCTTATCTGTATAAGTTAAATATGTTTTAACGCTTGCTGCTTGAGTTATTGTCGTTGTATCTGCGTAATTCTCGTCAAATCTATAAATAGTACCATCTGGTTTAATACCAATGGACACTTTAACCTCATCAATAGTCATCGTGAACATAGCGTGTTCTTCAGAATAATCTCTAGTACCGTCTTGATCTACGATATCATCGAGTACAACTGGACTTCTTCTTGTAAGTACACCGGATATATCAGATATCATATTGACCTGATCCTCTACTTGGTTGTCTAAACGGACACTAGGTGCCTGTTGTGATACACCATTTATCAGGCTTCTTACTACTCTACTTATTAAGCTCATAATTACCCCCTATTTTTAAATGCTATATTACTTGCTCTTGTACTTTTTAACATGTTTAAATCTCTATTATCTATATCTTCACTTTGTAAAGTTAATTCTTTTGTATTTATATCCTGTAGTATGACATTATTCAGATCTGATGAACCAAAGTACTCTGAATTATATCTAAGACTAGCATATGATACTACAGATTGCCTGAATGATTGAGGTAATAAATCCCATTTTAATTCTGTTACTAAATTAACATATACATCATCACCTATATTATATGAATTTGTTATTTTATTGAATATTTTTAAACCTCTTTGTACAAGATATCCTGAATCATTAGGTATATCAACCCTTATTGTCTCAGTAGGTAAATTAATTTCACCATCTGAATTCTTAAGGATTAAGAAATTATCTACCTCATTGAACCAGTAACCCTGTGCTTGTTTTTCTTTTGATACTTCTAGTAATATTCTCCTAGCTACAACGGCTTGATCATATGTACTATTTATACTTGATATCGGTGCATCACCTACTGTACTGAGTACTTGATTGATTGCCTCTAATTCTGTTAACATTCCCATTATATTTCTCCTTATTGTTAATTAGTAAAAAAGGGGAAGCAATTAAGCCTCCCCCTATTATTACTTAACTCCAAAAGGAGTTATTTTTATGCTTGCTCTTCAAATCCAAAAGTAATTGCAGAACCATGGTTAAGAATACCATAACCAACAGCTAGTTTACCAACCATAAGGTCAGCTAGTCTAGTAGGGATATAGTCAGTCTTAATAGATACTGAAAGTAG